TGTAGATAAAGTTACAATGACTTTATATTTAACCCCAGGTGCAGCTCAAGATGGAAATTATATTAATTTTTATTATACAAAAAGAATTGATGATGTAGGTGCATACACAAATGCAACTGATGTTCCATACAGATTTGTTCCATGTATGATTGCAGGATTAGCATATTATCTAGCAGTTAAATTTGCTCCACAAAGAGTACAAGAATTAAAATTATTATATGAAGATGAATTGTTAAGAGCTGAAGATGAAGATGGTTCTTCTAACTCTACATACAT